GATTACAACGCATTTATGATTACTGCTTCTCAACAAAATAGGGGAGCTGTTAACCAAACAGATTTGAACCATAGTCACATTGCTGGTGGTATTAGTAAAATTAATACAACGGACGTATATGTATCAATCATTATGAATGATGCAATGCGTGCAGCAGGCGAGATTGCGTTTATGTTCCTCAAAACCCGTTCAAGTGATGGGGTAGGTAAAACTATCTACCTAAAATGGAATGGAAGTACATTACGAATAACAAACCCTGATGGTGATAATAAACACCAAACGAACCTAAACATACAAAACATAAAAGCAAAAGACGGTAGTGAAGATTTTCTTTCTTCCCCAAGCGGAAATGGGTTGATAGATTTAATTGACGTGTAGCGTTGACTTACGACACATAAAGCTATATAATATACAATAATTACAGGAGAGCAAGATGCAAGCAATTGAACCAATTACAATTATTAATGTGGATGATGTTCCTCACGCAGTGAGTGATATGTCCCCAGAAGTTAAACGTCTCGTTGATTTTTACAACGATTGGCGAACTGAAGAAGCACAACTTAAAGGCGACACACTAAAAGTACAAGCAGCGATGCGTGATCTTTCTCGTGAAATTATTACAACAATTCGTCGTGAAAAAGAACAAGCTGATGCTGAACAAGCTGCAATCGTAGCTGCTCAAGAAAAAGAAGCTCTTGAAAGAGAAGCTGCTATTGAAGAAATTGAAGCAACAGACGAAACTGAAACACAAGTTGATGATGCTGACGAACCAGAAGTAAATGACGAACTCATTGCTGAAGTTAATCCAGATGAGAATGCCGATGCTTAAAGAACGTGAAATTACAAATATTCGTTATACGAAAGTAAACGAAGATAGCGGTACACTTAATAGATTTGAAACGACAGATAGAACGATCATTCCAACTTCCGTTCCAAAGCCTAACATTAAAGCAGTTGATGTGACAGACCTCTCCGAGACTGATCAAATTGAACTACAAAGTTTGTTAACTGAATATACAGAATATGTGCGAGATCATTTAAAATCTGCATATTCATTTGAAGATTGGACCAGTCATTCAAAAAACATACACATTGACGTAAAGTGGCGGACATTTAAAGTTCAAAACACAGAAATACTTTAATTATCATTTTATGATGGTGCTCAAGCTAAACCCAATCTCAATAGGTTGGGTTTATTTTTGTCTGTCATAAATACAACATTAACGTGGAGATATGATGAAATTAACTGAATTCCTTAATGACAGTATAGTGACCGACCAAGGTGTATACATATTACACGAGGGAATTGAGCATATTGAAGCTTTACCGCTTGATAAATTCATTGATGCTGTAGAAAATCTTGAAAAGTTTATTGCAACTGAAAAATTGGATGGTGCAAATCTGATATTTGGCTTTGATAATAAAGGAAAATTCTATACAAGTCGTGAAGCTAAAGGTGCTGCCAAAAAACTATATTCAGTTGATGATTATGAAGTCAATGCGGCAAATTCAGGATTTGCGAGTGCACATGCAGCACTTGAGAAAATGTCTCCTGAATTAAAGAAAGTAGTTGATAACGGTGAAGCAGTAGAAGTTGAAATACTATTTGGCCGTCAGCCAAACGCTATAGTGTACGGCTCATCATATGTAGCATTCCTTCGTATGCTTCCTGGTGAAAGCAAAAAACACCCAGATCAATCAAAAATTAAAGAACTTGCTGATGTTATGAATAATAAGTCAGTTAGTGTCACAACTAAACACGTAGCGACAGTTGATGGAGTTAATATCAAAACTGAAGATGTAACACACAAATGGAAGTTTACATCAGTATCATACGTGAAATCTCATCATTTCGGAAAAGTTAATGTTAAAAAAGAAATAGCTGATTTCCGCAAATTCCTTAAAGAAAAGAACAAGATAGGAGACCTTGGATTAACAAATATGGATATCATTGGTATCAAATTGACAAGTGTTCCTAAAAATATACGACCAGAAGTAAAAGCTGAAAGAGAACGATTAGCGAAAATATCTACTGAAAAATTCAAATTACCAATCAAAGAAAAATTTCTTAATCAAGTTCTTCGTAAACTTGCACCAGCACTTCGTGATGTAGAAGTAGAAGCTCATGAGGAAACTGGCGTTGAAGGTGTTGTGCTATTAAATCCAAAAACTCTTGAACAATTAAAGATTGTTGATAAAGACGTATTCACTATTATCAATCAGTTCAATTTTGCTATTCGTAATGAAATTAAGAGTACTACTCGCGGTCGGCAGAAGTTTGAAAATACTTCTCTGGGTGTGAAAGGTGATGTATTTGGTGATATGTTGCAGCGAATTGCAACTGCAGTTGGCATTCCAGGTCTTGGTGAATATATCTCAATTAAACGGACAATTAAGAAATTTGCTGGTAAAGATCAAAAAGAAACAATGAAGAATTTCACTGATGAATTTAAAATCAAAGACGTTAAGAAACTGAAACCGAAGGTGGTTGATGGTATTGAAGAGGGTATTAGTGATTTAGAAGCTGGTTTGAAGAAGTATAACAAAGAATGGAAAAACTATACCCTAAAGTTGAAGACTGGGAAAGAGATCAAATACACGAAAGAAATACACAATCGCACATTAATGGTATTCGCCGAAGTACGTAAAGAAATGCGGGAAACGCTATCAAATGTGAAGAAAGCTAAGAATGTTGGTGATATTGCTGTTGCAGTATACGGAAAACAACTCCGTTCTATCCACTAAACAGCTTTGCTCTTATAAATAGATAAGACACGAATAATAGGAAAATAACTATGTCACTATTGCAAAAATTAATCAACGAGACCAGTCCGGAAGGTATGAAATCAGTCCGTTTTAGCGATATTAAGCAAGGTCGCAAATTCTTTAAAAAGAATAATACTGAATTGGAATTAATTAAGACTGAAAAATATAAGTTCAAAAAGAATTTAGGGCCAACAGCTAAAGGTGGTGCTATCAACTTCAAGATTGATTCTGGTGAAATGGTATTAATAAAAGAAGAAGCAGCAGAAGGTGCAGTAGCCGCACACGATATTGCTGTTGGTGCTGATGCTCTTGGATCTGAACCTACTGAAAAGGTAAAAGTGAAGAAAAAGAAGAAAAAGAAAACTTCTCTACTTAGACGCACCATTGCAGAAATGGAACAAAAATTTGATCAGGCAGATGTTATTTCAAAACTAAAGGCTGCTGAAAAAAGTGCGACGATTGATCAGGATACTGTTGCTTTCGGACTTGAAGATGAAGACGGTAATATGGTAAAGGTTCACGTTCGTGCAGAACAAGCTGAAGATTTCCAAGCCGCTCTTGAAACTGCTCTTGCTGGGAATGAAGATGATGAGACAGAAGATACATCATCAGTTGAAATTGCTGAAGTGTTATTTGAATTAAAAGATAAATTTGAAATCGTTGACATTGAATGGGGAGCCATTCCAGAAGACGAAGAAGAAAATCAAGAAATTGAAGGCGAAGGTGGTGATGAATTAGGCCTTGGCGGTGAAGAAGGTGATATGGGCGATGAAGACCTTGGTGACGAAGATATGGTTGCCGACGAAGATGGTCTTGGCGATGAAGAAGTTGCAGCTACTGCACTAACTCAAGTTATAGATATGATGAAAGCAGATTCTGAAGCTAAGAAAGCTGAAGCAGATGCAAAGAAAGCTGAAGCTGAAGCAAAGACTGCTGGGTTTGCTGCACAAGCTGCTGCAGAAAAAGTTAAACAAGAAGAAGACATTCTTGATATGGAAACATATAATAAATCAAAGGCTGATGCTGATAAAGAATCAAAACGCCTTGCTCAATTAGCAAAATATAAACACGACATGGCTGGTGAAGCTGATGTTGAAGTAACAAAAACAGAAATAGATGTTGCACCTGAAGAAGAGGAAGAGTCCACCAATACATTAAATGTTGATGACTTAGTAGATCTATTACGCAAACGACTTCAAGCAAATTAAGGGGATTTAAAATGGCTAAGGAACGATTAAGCAGAAGCGACAAAGGTGTAATGGCACTTGTTCATTCTTTCATGAAAGACGGAATGGGACTTTCACCAAAAACTATTACATTGGTAATGAAACGTATTCGTGACCAAGGTGAATTTGGTAATATGAAAAATCACATGCGTGGTTTGAGTGGTAGCACATATAAGCGTATTAATCAAGCTATAGATATGGCTGAAGAAGATGCTGCGAAGATGAGCAAAGGCAAGCCAGAAGAAGGTAAAGAAGAAGGTAAAGAAGAAGCAGCTGAAAAAGATGTTGAAGCAGCTGAAACTCAAAAGCCAAAAGCTAAAGAAGAAGTCAAGGAAAGTTTTTTACATTATCTTATTAATGAAACCGGAACTGAAGCCTATGATGATTCTGGTGAAGTTGACTATACTGGTTCAGATGATGAAAAACTTACCTCTCGCCAACTACAACAAAAAAAGAAACAGATGATGTCAGATCCTCAACGTAAATCATTAGATAAGAAGATGAGTACAGCTAGCACACCCCAAGAAAAGATTGCAGCTGAAAATAAGCGGCATCAATTAGCTATAAAGAAAATCAGACAAGCTGGTAACAAGGGTACAGAATAATGTTATTGGATGAAGTATTATACGAATGTGAAGTTATTTACACTGATGAAGAGGGTAATACCCTAAACGAAGCGGCTATTCGCCAATTTAAACGGTTCGGAACTGTAATTAAACGTCAATATCGGTGCACTTCTGGTCCAAAAAAAGGTAAAATGGTAGCAACACCATCATCATGTGCAACCCGTAAAGATCCTAAAAAGGTTCGCCACGGTCGTAAAGTTGCTCGTATGAAGAAAGGTGTACGTATTCGTAAAACTCTTATATCAAAGAGAAAAGCTGTTTCAAAAATGGTTACACGGATGAACCAACGGTTAGCTGGTAAGAGACCCGCAAAAAAATAAAGAAGATGTATGAAGTTCGTACACACAAACATTCCACAATTTGATGAATTGCATGCTGAAATTGTCCATGGGCAGCGTTGGTATACAACTCCGTCTGGAACAAAATATCCTTCAATAACAACTGTCCTTAGCGACAAGCCTAAACCATATCTTGAAGCTTGGAGACAATCCCTCGGTCCAAAAAAAGCTGATACAGAAACTGCACGATGTGCCACTCGTGGAACTGCAGTTCATCTATTAGCCGAAAAATACCTCAATAATGAAGAAGGTTTCTTAAAAGGCGAGAAACCAGAATACATTCGTTTATTCAATCAAATCAAACTCCGCCTTAACAAAATTGACAATATTCGTGCTCAAGAAATTCCAATGTATAGTGATAAATTAACACTTGCTGGTCGGGTTGATTGTGTGGGAGAATACGAAGGGACACTATCTATCATTGATTTTAAGACGTCCAATAGTAACAAAGATGCAGACATGATAGAAGATTATTTCTTGCAATGTACTGCGTATGCTATTATGTATCACGAGTTATTCGGTGAAGCTATTGAAGATATCGTGATAATCATTGCAGTTGAGAAAGGAATGATGCCATTGGTGTTTAAACGCAAGATTGATGATTACGTTGTACCATTGTTGGAACGCATAAATACCTTCTACGAGGAGAATGCAAATGGATAAGATACGATTAATGGAATTAGCTGGTGTTCAGTTAAATGAAGGTGAGAAGTTTAAAGATTGTAGCCATATGTTACGTTCATTAATGAGTGAATTACATTCTGCTATTCGTAATGCAAAAACTGATAGTGATTTTGAAAGTTTCTTTAATGATATTGAAGATGTATATAAAAGCTATGCAGATGCTGAAGTTAAAGTTAAGTAAAAGAAGGTATCATAATGAAATTTGAAAACATACAAGAATTAAACAAAGATTTTTCACAAGGTAAACTATCGTCTATACCTGAAAAGATTTCTATTGACGGGATACAATATCGGTTTACAAGTAGTACTGTATATCCTCTTGAAGATATTGTTAATGATAAGAAAAAACCTATGATGGTATACGCTCTTGATCGTAAGAAAGAAAACGTTGCTAAGTATGACGAAAAGCATACAGACTCTGATGATGCAAAAAGTTTTCAAGATCGTTTAGTTTTTGTGTGGACAGCAGTTAGACTTCAAATCCGTCCTGTCAATGTAAAGTTTGTTTCCAAAGCTCGTATGACACAAGTAATGGTTCGTGAAGCAAATGATCAAAATGTTATTGGTGATGTTGTAGAAATTCGGTTTACTACTTTCCCGCAACCTGTTACATTAAAAGGCAAAGTAGATACTGGTGCGTTAATGAGTTCACTTCATGCTGAAAAATTTGAAATACACGAAAAAGCAAATACTGTTAGTTTCGTATCCAAAGATATATCAAACAACGTTATTACTTTACCATTGCAAGACAAACAAGCTGTTAAATCAGCTGATGGTGGTACTGAGTATCGTCCAGTGATTGCATTGAACATTGAAGTAAACGGTAAACGTATACAAGATGCATTATTTAATCTCAATGATCGTAGTAACATGGACCATAAATTATTAGTAGGACAAAACATTCTTGAAAAAGGTAAGTTCTTAATTGATCCATCAATACAAGAAACTGTTGAAGTTATTGATTGGGATATGCTTGAAGAAGAATTTAAAGATATTGAAACACCAGCTGAATTTTTTGAAATCAGCGATGATCATCTGGTAGAAGAGTTACGTATTCGTTTAACACAAAATAACGATATTAAACTTACAGAAGATCTTACCTTTATAACAAAATAATAAATAGGAGCCAACTTATGGCAATTAAATCTCCTTTCTTAATTAAACAGGAGTTCATCTCTCCTCTTCACTGTGAAGACTTGGTAGATATGCTTGGACTTACTGTTCCTGATGAGGATACAGAAGGACATCCAGTTAAAACTATACGCATGCATGACCGTGCAGAAGAAATTATATTCAATCGTATTGAACAACTTATCCCAGAATTTGAAGAATATTATAGAGTAGATTATCGTGGTACTGAACCAATGGTATTTGAATGGTATACAGATGAATGTAAAGGATATCCTCCACATTGCGAAAATAGTAATTACATAGGAAAGAAATGGCTTAAAACAAAAGACAGAGATTTTACTGGTGTATTATTTTTAAGTGACTATCAAGAACGGATTCCTTTTGATTCTGATTTTGAAGTATACGGTGGTAAGTTAGAGTTTGCGCAACATCAATTTGGATTTAATCCTCAACGTGGAACGTTGATACTATTTCCAAGTGAACCACATTTTATCAATAATACCACTGAAATTTTAGTAGGTGATTTATATCAAGTTCGGTTCCATATTGCGACAGAAAAGCAATTTTTGTATGATCCCAAATGTTTTCCAGGAGATTACACGAGTTGGCTGCGTGAGTTCGCGTGATATTAGCTGTTGATTTTTGTAGGGTAATGTAGTATAATGGTATGATTAAAGTAAGTCTTTAACTAGGCTTGCTTTCGCTTATTTTAAATTTGAGGTAGTACAGAATGAAGAAGCAGGCAACTAAACTCCTAGACAAGAAGAACTGGGTGAATTATATTGAAAATGTAAAGACTTATTTTAAGAAACATCCACGTGGGTTATACATCACTATTTGTACTGTAGCAATCTGTACTGTAGCATTTAAAGGTATGACCACCTTAGAAGCAATTAAAGTAGCTGATTCAAATGCAACATTACAACAAGCCAAAGCTATTATTGAAGTAGAACGTAGCCGAACAGAAGCTGTGAGACTTACAACAGAAGCTTCAATGAATCCATACACCCTCGCAGCAAAGAATGCTGAATTATGTCCTCCTCCTCTATCCTTAACTATTAATTCTGTTGATTATAATGTTGGTAGTAATGATGGTGAGACAGAACAAAATATTGCTGTTACAATTGTTAAGAATCAAGGTAGAAACACTAGATACAATCCTGAACAACGTAAATTGATAACACTTGCTTATCATGTTGGGAAAAGAATTGGGTATCCTGAAACTATCCAAGCAATTTTAATTCAAGAAACCCGAGCAGGTGCTTTTGGTAACCGCATCGGTGACACTAATTTACCAATGGGTAAACGCTCATATGGTGTAATGCAAATGAAAGTAGCTACAGCAAGGGGTATTTTAAAAATTCACCCAAGTATGGTTACTACAAACTTTCCAGCACGTAAATCTTTAAAACGAGTTCGTGATGAAGAAATTATCATTAAGTTAATTCAAAATGATGTGTTTAGTTTACAATTAGCTGCTTTTAATTTTGCTGACCATCGTAAGAAAAGCAAAAGTTGGTCACAATCTGTTGTAGCATATAATACTGGACAGGGTGCTGCTAATAGAATTAAGAACCATAAAGAACACATTTATTATAAACATGTACTTAGACGTATCATCAATGAAGTTAGACCCTTCAACTCACATGTTGGGTTAACCTCTTCTTAAACTTTCAGCGGGTCAGCAATGACCCGTTGCTTTTTCTCTACACTTAGTGTATAATCTCCGTATAACAATAAAAAGGAGAAACACATGAGTGACCATATTACTATTCCTAGCAGTCCTACCGACCGTCAGAAAATGAAACAAATGCTTGCAGAAATGACGCATTGTCTTCAACGTGCCGACGACGAAAAAGAATCAATGAAAGAAATTGCCGATGCAGTGCACAATCAATTTGATGTTCCAAAAAAGATTGTAAACAAATTAGCACGTACGATGTATAAACATAACTACGCAGACTTACAAGCAGAGAATGAAGACTTTGAACTTCTTTATGAAACTCTAGTTGAAGGCAAATTAGGAGGAGAGTAACATGAGTACTCTTCGTCCCTTATATGATCGTGTTATTATCAAACGCGATGAAGCGAAAGAAACAACTGATAGTGGAATCGTTATTGCTGGTGGTGGTGAAGAACCAACGACTGGTACTGTGATTGCTGTTGGAATAGGTAAAGTGCTTGAAGATGGTTCAATACGACCAATGTCTGTTAAAGAAGGTGACAGAGTTATTGTGGCAGATGGTACTGGATTAGAACAAGAGCATGAAGGTGACACATTACTTATCGTATTTGAACAAGATATAGTTGGAGTGCTTTCTTGAGTTACATATCCGCCAAAAGAAAAGGTGATGATGTAATAGTATGGGAGCGTGGACCTGATGGTAGAGTAGAGAAAACTTATCCAGCTCCATTTTTCTTCTTTACTAAAGACGAAGAAGGAGAAGATGTCAGCATATTCGGTGATAAATTAACTCGTCACGACTTCAGAACTGCGAAAGAATTTAATGCTGCTCGTTCAGACATGGAAAGCTATGGGTTGGAGTTATTTGAATCTGATATCGCTCCTGAAATACGTATTCTTTCTGACTACTATTATGGGAAACCTGCTCCTATCCTTAATGTTTGCTTTCTGGATATTGAAGTTGATTACGACAAGGAACTTGGTTTCAGTTCTGTTGCTAATCCATACGCTCCAATCAACTCTATTGCAATGCATCATCAACACGAAAACCGTACTGTTGTGTATTGTGTTCCACCTGATGATTCTTGGACAGATCCAAAACAATTTGATCAAGAACTTAATGACTTAGCAGAAATTGTATTCTGTAAAAATGAAAAAGAATTATTACTCTACATCATTGCTGAAATAGAAGATTGTGATGTGTTATGTGGTTGGAATAGTGACTTCTTTGATATGCCGTATATTGCTAAAAGAATTGAAATTGTTCTTGGTAAGAAATATTTTAGAATGTTATCTTTTCCAGGTGCTGGAAATCCTAGATACCGTGAAGTTGAAAAGTTTGGAAACATACAAGAGACTATTGATTTACAAGGTCGTGAAAGTGTTGATTATCTTGAACTATTCAAAAAATATGAGATGGCAGAAAGACCATCTTATAAATTAGAATCTGTTGCACTTGACGTTCTGCCAGAGTTACCTAAACTACATTATGAAGGAACTCTTCATGACTTATATCGTAAAGACTTTCAATATTTTGTTCGGTACAATATACGAGATACGGAAGTTCTTGTAGGATTTGAAAACCGTCTTGGTTATGTTGCACTTGCAAATGAAATGTATCATATTTCTGGTGGCTTGTTTAAACACGTTGGTGGTACATTAAAACTTGCTGAACTTGCTATCAATAATTACTGTTGGCATGATTTAAACTTACGAGTTCCCAATGTTCATGTACCTGATACGACTGGATCTATTCAAGGTGCGTTCGTACTTATCCCACAAGTAGGATTACATGAAAACATAGGCTCTGTTGATATTAACTCCCTATATCCATCTGCTATCCGTTCTATTAACATCAGTCCTGAAACATTAATAGGTCAGTTTGTTGAAACAGTAAGGGCATCAGAAGAAATTGCAAAAGGTAGTTTTGTTGAACTTACACTTGAATATGAGAATGGTGATATATTAAAGAAAACTGCTGATGAGTGGAGAGGAGTGTTAAAGGATGACGTTTGTGCTGTTAGTGGGTATGGTACTGTATTCACTCAAGAGAAAAAAGGTATTATCCCAGCTATTCTTGAAGAATGGTACTCTACACGTAAAGAATTCCAAAAGCTAAAAGGACAGGCGTTGAATGATGGAGACAAACAAAAAGCAGCATATTATGATAGATTACAATATGTATATAAGATTAAACTGAATAGTTTATATGGTGCATTAAATAATGCATATTTCCGTTTTTATGATTTAAGAATGGGAGAAAGTACAACTGGTACTGGTCGTATGATTCTTGTTCATCAATGTGCTAAGGCTTGTGAATTATTAGATGGTGAATATGTTGTACCTGACTTACAGAAATACAAACTGAAAGATGGTACATATGTTGATTTAGATACTAAGAAGACACATGATGGAAAAATTCACCATGGATATTCTGACAAATGGTCAGTCGCATATGGTGATACTGATAGTACGTATTTTGTAACACATGCAGAGAATGCTGAGCAAGCTGTATTAATTGCTGATAGAGTTGGAGAAGTAATAAGTGATTCATTCCCAGAATTTATGAGAGAAACTTTCTTATGTAATCCAGGTTTTGATGATATCATTTTAACTGGTCGTGAAATTGTTTCTGATCGTGGAATCTTTGTTGATAAAAAACGATACATTCTTCATGTTATTGATAATGAAGGTGAAAAAGTTGATAAGTTAAAAGTCATGGGTGTTGATACTAAGAAAACAACATTACCACCTGCAGTTTCTAAAAGACTTAATTCATTTGTGGAACGGTTCCTTAAAGATGAATCATGGGATATAATTGCTCAAGATATTGTTGATTATAAAGAAGAATTAGAAAATGCTGATGATGTGATGACTATTGGTTTACCCAAAGGTGTACAGAACGTAGAAAAGTATACGAAAGATTTAGAAATATATGGAGCAGGCCAAAGATTACCAGGTCATGTTGCAGCCAGTATACATTATAACTTAAATCTTGAAAAACATAACGATAAAGAAAGTATGCCAATCACTTCAGGGATGAAGATTAAAGTATTTTATATTAAGCAGAAGGTTGGACGTTTCAAAAGCATTGCATTGCCTACTGATATGGAAGTCGTTCCACAGTGGTTTTATGATAACTTTGAAATTGATATGCCTGCTCATATTACACGATTAGTTGATAAACCTCTTGGTAATATCATAAAAGCGATTGGTAAAGACGTTCCTTCAAAACAAGGAATGGTAATAGAATCATTATTGGATTTTTAATAGGAGAATATTATGAATAAAAAACTATCAGAAATGGATTGTAGTGTTGATGGAAATAAACAAGCGATAACCCAATTATATGATGATGGTATGTTTAACTTGTCGGAGTTTGGTAATCTTTATAAAGAACTTACTAAAGATGAATGGGATGGATATCAAGTGGCAGGTGATATGATAAACCAATTTATGTTAACTCATCCCAAACTTAAAGATGGTTGGAGTCAAATGTCTGCAGATGAAAGATGGATATACACTGAAGCAATGCACTACGGAATTGAAAGTTTAATCAGAAAAGGATTGGGTTACGTTCAACAATGAATATGAACCCCAAAAATATACAAACTTCTAACTATGCTCGTTGTGGAGGTAACCCAGACGCATTGGGCATTAGTTATTCTTCCCCTCAATGGTTTGCAGGCTGTAGGCTTCCATTATTAGCACCCGAATGGTCAATGGTTGATTCTATTCGTAAAGGGTTAATGACAGAAAAGGAATATACAGTAAATTATATTAATCTAATTAAGAGTAGGCGGTCTTCAGGTAAGTTATCAGCAGAGATGATATATTATTTGTTGCCTGAAAACAGTATATTACTCTGCTACGAAAGTCCAAATGAGTTCTGTCATCGTAGGATACTTGCTGAATGGATTAAGATAGAAACAGGGTTTATAATACCCGAATGGAAAAACGAAAAAGAAGAAAAGGCAGAGGGTCAGAAAGTTGTTGTTGATTCTTTGCTTAATTTCTAGTATAATAAGAGAAAAATAAGGATAACATAATGAAAATTAGTACAGACGAAATCGCATATATACAAAAAGTAGTTAGGGCAGCTCAAATGGTTGATATTGATAATATTATCATTGAACCTAACCTTGTGCGTGCAATAGATGATGATAAAACTGTAGTATTATTCCAAGACGAAAACGTCCCTGATATGTCATTTGGTTCAATAGGACTAAATCGTATCAGTGTATTTACGTCACGGTTAGATATTGCAAAAACACAAGAAGACTTTACAATAGAAGCAGAAACTCCAGATGGTAGTGAATACGCTCGGTCTTTGACAATGAAAGCGAAAGGTGTCAAGATTGATTATCGTTGTGCCAATCCATCAACTATTCAAGCACCACGACAAATAAATGATACTTTAAAATATCGTGTTCCTTTAAATGCAGAAGCTGTTGTTATGCTTCAAAAAGGACAATCTGCAATGAATGCTGGTATTGTTACTATTATTAGTAATAAGAAAGGCGTCTCTTTTGAACTCGTTGATATAAACAGTGATATATTCTCATATACGTTTACAAATAAGGTTGAAAATTTAACCGATGATAGTGACACTAACTTTGCTCACCGTTATCCTATTAAGACATTACTTCCTTTGTTTAAACAAAACTCCGAAGGTACGTTTACTATTGGACAGAAAGGTATATTAAGTATTTCAGTTCAAGGTTTAAATTTATTCGTTCTTCCCCAAGTTTAATGAATTAAATGTCCCGCAAGTTAACAATTTGGGAAAATGATTGGAAACAATCACAAATGCAACAGGTATAATATTATGAAGTTACGTTGGTGGAAAAATGCAGAAGAAATTCGTGAAGATATTCTCAAAGATTTACGTGCAGAACGTGCAGAAGAGAAAAAGGACGAAGAAGAAGCTAAAGCAATAAAAGATAAAGCTGCTGAAGAAGCTAAGGCAATTAAAGATCAAGAACCTTGGGTTGAAATAAAAGGCTTATTGGAAGATCCAAAAAATGGTATCAGAGTAGATTTGGATTGGAATGAAGCATTCGTAACTTACCTCCGAGACAATGGCATTACAGGTGTAGACGAAGAAATAGTAGTCCAAAAATGGATAACTATGTTATATAGAGATTTGATTGAACAAGATCAAGAAAATCAAGCACAAGGAGTTAATAATGCCCTCTTGTAAGAAGTATATCCTGTTTGATATTAGTAATTTGTTATACAGAGCGTTCTTTGCTAACAAACAACAAGACGATCAAACAACTGCTGGGCTTGCTCACCACATAGCACTAACAACATTAAACAAATATTTTAAATTGTTTCATCCTCATAAAGTTATTATGGCGTTTGATAGATCAAGTTGGCGAAAATTGTACACTGGAAGTGACCTTTGTCTTTCTGGTAAGCCTTACAAAGGCAATCGCCGGCAAAGTATGACACCAAAAGAAAAAGAGAAGTTTGAAGCGTTTATGGAGCATCTTCAAGAGTTTGAAGAAATGGTTCGCGTACACTCCACTATTGTATGCTTAGCAGGAGATGGGTTAGAAGCTGATGATTTGGTGGCTGGTTTTTGTCAACAGCATCCAGACGATGAAATTATTATCGTTAGTGGAGATAAAGATATGATCCAACTTCTTCGTCATGATGGAGTTCGTTTAGTAGATCCCGCTACTGGAAAAGATAGAACACTTGAAGAGTGGAACGGCGATGCTGATTTATTCATGTTTGAAAAATGTCTTCGTGGTGATTCAGGCGATAATGTAGGAAGTGCATATCCACGCATCCGCAAAACTAAGATATTCAATGCATATAAAGATCCATTTGAACGTGTCAATATAATGAATGACTCATGGGTAGATCAGAATGGAACGGAACAAATTGTACGTCATTTGTATGCTGAGAATAAACTATTGATGGATCTTACGGCGCAGCCTGAATGCATACGCCGTAAGATGGATGAAATTATTGACAGTGAAATGAACGATCCTGGTTCATTCAATTATTTCCAGTTCATGAGATTCTTAGGAAAATATGAACTAAAGAAAATTGCTCAAAATCTTGAACAATACGTCCCAATGTTGAGTAGGTAATTATTACTGCTCGGCTTGTTCTTCTTTTGCTGGTTCTTGTTTCTTACTAAACCATGGCAATAATGGTTTGGTCCAATCTTTACCAGAACTTGAGTATAATCCGATTACAACTGCTGCCATTGAAACGATTGCTGTTACTAATATTGCTTGTTGTGTGCTTGGTCCAACTACACCAGTAATATCACAAACCACCTCAGTTCCCAATAGTTGACAATTTGTTTTTGTTATGATAACGTCAATTGACGTATACCAAACCCATGTTTTCCACGTTAAAACACCATAAGCTGCAACCATTGCACGTGGAATTATCCGCCACGCGTCAACTGACTCCGCCACCGCATTTGACCATTTTCTAAATCCATTTACTTCCATTGTAATTCTCCCTGTCTTATCCATATTTATAAATATAAGATAAAATAAGGAGTAATTTATGCCTGCATTGTGTAGAATAGGCGATCCAATCAGTTGTGGTGATGTTATGCAAAATGGTAGTGGGAATGTATTTGCCAACGGTCTTCCTGTAACAAGAATTAACGTTGATAATACTGCTGGACATTGTTATAATCCAACACCAATTGCAAGTGGATCTAAAAATGTATTCATTAATAGTATCCCTGTCGCACGGGTTGGTGATCCAATCGTCGATCATACTTGTAGTCCTATACCTGCTACACATGGTGGTACCATCACTAATGGATCTCCGGACGTCTTTGCCAACTAATGAGCTGTAAACCCCCTTACGACTATAGACCAACAATGCCGCCTGTGGCAGATTGTTCAGCTCCATCATTTGCTGAGCATCGCTCGCGTCTGTTTATTGGTGGGACATATTTCAGGAGCATCAAACAAGGTCCAGAATGGAATAATATATCTATCAAAGTTGAAACTGTGAGTAGCCCAATCACATATGATTTAATAGTTAGTTACGAAAGTGTAGTAAAAGAAACATATAATGTTACACAAGTTCCTGATGGAAATGGTGGGTGTGATATAAACGGAATAGATTTATTGCGTACTGCCGTTAACGGTGTTAGTTCATATATTGAAATATATGAACGAGGAAAGGACGTACAATTCGATAGTGGTGGTATGGATGAAGATTGTCTGTCTGCATTTGTTGAAACTTATATGGGCGGTGGTAGTGGAGGTCCAGTAGATGATGCTGAGATAACAAAAATATATACTGGACATGAGCGTACAATGATTGTAATTAGTACCTCAGAAAGGCAGAATGGAACTCCAACTAATCCACCAGCCGAAAGACATGTTCAACAATGGAATGGATCAGCTTGGTCACCATATCAAAATTATGTTCAAGGTGATTGTCCTTCAACTACATTAATAGGTGCTCCGTATGTATTTGAGCCATATGCAGTAACGAACTCACCACCTATATTTGATCAAGATATTCTTGATCAAATTAGCTTTGACGGTGATACTATTTCTATATCATCATCCGCTACCGACCCTGATGGTGATATTATTTCTTATAGTGCAACTAATCTACCAACTGGAGTAACCATTGATATCAACACTGGATTAATTTCAGGTACAGTTGATGTAGGTGCTATTGTTAGTAGCCCTTATAGTGTTATTATTACCGCTAATGATGGGAAAGGTGGTATTGACACTGATGATTTTACTTGGGAAGTTAACGCCCAACCTAACCTTCCTCCTATATTTGATCAAGATATTCTTGATCAAACTGACGATGAAAATACTATTGTAACATTGGATTCAGCAGCTACAGATCCTAATGGTGATATTATTTCATACAGTGCTGTTAATTTACCTTCTGGAGTAACCATTGATATTAATACTGGATTAATTTCTGGAACTGTTGATTTTGGAGCTGCAACAAACAGCCCATATAATGTTACAGTTACCGCTAATGATGGAAAAGGTGAAACTGCCGATGATTCATTTGTTTGGAATATTACTCTTCCAATGCCATATTATGATGCAATTATTGCTGACACACCTATTGGATATTGGAGACTGGGAGAGGCAAGTGGAACTACTGCTACTGATGAAATAGGTACATATGATGGAACGTATCAAGGAACATATACACAATATCAAACAAGTCTTCTTCTTGTAGAAGTAGATAAATCTGTAGACTTTGCTGGTGGAACTGTACGAAGTACTTCTGAATTAACAGGTGTGTCACTTGGTTCTTTGGGCACATCAATTGATTTTCCAATAACATTTGAATTTTGGTTTAGTATAACAGATATAAATGCTCCTGTTAATTCACTCTTTTCGACACACAGAAATGTGAATGGGTATTCTGGATTTTCTATGTATGTAACTGCTTCAAATGCTTATATTATAATCGGTGACGGTGGTAATGGATTTTCATCTTCAACCAGAAAAACATTTGGTGCAAGTTTAACTATAGAACAAGATACTACATATCATTTGGTGATTGTTGCTAACAGCATATCTGATGTAGAGATGTATCTTAATGGTGTTGATTTGAATGCTGCGTATCTTAGTGGTACAGGTTCATCTCTCGACACATCAAGAGGAGAAGGACATATTGGTTCTATACAATCATCAGGAGTGGGTGCGTGGTTTACAAATGCTGTAATGGATGAAGTAGCAATTTATAATAAGGTGTTAACATTAAGTCAAGTACAAAATCATTATATTGAAGCAGGATATTCTCTATATTATAGTACCATTATTGCTGATACTCCAATCGCATATTGGAGATTAGGCGAAAGTCTCGCTACTGATCCAGCCACAGACGAAATAGGTACATATACTGGTACGTATGGAGGAGACATAAGTGTAGGACAGCCCAGTCTCATACCAGCAGAAGATGATACATCTGTACTATTTAATGGCAGTTCAGGAACTGTTAACGGAACAGGAGTACCACTAGGGAACACTCCAACTAATTTTTCAATTGAAGTAACGCTTAAAATAATTGCTGACAATACAGGAACTGGTAGTCAGTTTATATATGATCAACGAGATGAAACTATAGGAGAACATAGCATTGCATTCTTGTATAGGGAGTCTACGAAAAAATTTGCTATTAATAAATCCCCATCAACAGGAAATGAATTCAATTCAACATTATCTGTAGTATTAGGTCAGACGTACCATATAGTTTATGTGGAGGATGGAATTAACCGATATTTATATATTAATGGAGTACTTGATAATAGCGATGCGTTAGCTGAAGTATATACGGGTGTCGCTACAAATGGTTGGTCAATAGGTCAATTGGGGTGGAGTACTGCTAGTGGTGCAACATTTAATGGTAATATAGATGATATGTCTTTATATGATTATTCATTAACACCGGCACAAATACAAGATCACTATGCTGCTGGAAACTAGTATTACCCTTTTTAAAATGATTGGTAACCCCTCAAATAATCCCGCTAAATATTTTCAGGTAATAAATTATTTACAAATATTATAGGAGAATAATAATGCCA